ACTAAGAGCGGTTTAAGTGCTCTTGCTCTTGAAAAGGCTGAGGACTTGCATAAGAAGTTTGCTGAGGGTACTGCTACTCAGGCTGACTTCGAGGAAGTTATGAATACTGTTGTTCATGGCGGACTTGTTGATTATGGTGAAAAGGGTAGTAGTCAGCAGAAGGAATTTGCTGAGATTGATACCTCCACAGCTGAGGGTGTTGCGAATATGCGTAAGCTCTTTGCTGAGAAGGTTGCAGAGATTCAGACTGAGGACAAGCTCCCATACCGTGAAGCAATCAACGTTGCTGCTCAGAAGTATCCTGATCTTGCCGAGGCTTATATCAACGCTCGTATGGTAGCGTAGGAGGTGAGACTAACAAATGGCTAGTGGTAACTTTGTATTAGATAAGGGTTTCACTCCTGCTGCTCCTATTGCGAGGTATCGTGCAGTTAAGTTAACTGGCAATCCTCAGGAAGTTACGCAGGTTGCAGCCTCTACTGATATAGTTCTTGGAGTTGCTCAGTTTGCTGTTATGGCTTCTGAGATTCCACGTGGTAAGCAGGCTAGTGTTAGACTTATTGGTATTACTCCTTGGGAGTGCAGCGAAGTTATTACCGTTGGTCAGCAGGTTGAATGTGATGCTGATGGACGTTGTTCTGTAGCTGATGAAGCCACCAATCCTGCCGGTCTTTGTGTGGGAGATACTTCTACCGCAGCCGGTGATAGAGTTACTGTCCTGCTTTATAACAACGGTTCTAAGGCCGTTACTTCTTAGGAAAGGTGGTGAATCCAACTAATGTATGATCCTGGTCAACTTTATATTGATCCCATCTTAACGGGATTTTCTGTAGGCTACCAGCCGCAGGACTTATATGGAGAGATTATTGCTCCAGTAACTCCTGTTCTTACCCAGTCTGGACGTTATCGTGTGTTTGATCGTTCTAACTGGAAGATTTTCGAGTCGCAGCGTGCCCCTGGTACTGTTGCTAACGAAATTCAGGGCGGTAAGTGGTCTGAGGATCTTTTTGATACTCAGGAGCACTCACTACAGAGTCCAGTTCTTGATGAAGAAAGGCAGCAGTTATTATCTCAGGGTGGTCTTGCTGATCCGGTCTTTGGTGGAGCGTTACAGCTTGATCCTGAACAGGATGCTACTGAGTTAGTTACTCGTAGCCTTTTGTTAGAGCATGAGTTAAAGACTGCTAAGTTAGCTCGTAATGCTCTTAACTATGCCTCGGGTTTCACTATCGACCTAAGTAGCCCTGCCCACAGTCAGTGGGATGACTATACGTATGGTACGGCTGGTATCCCTTCTACAGTTGTATCCGATCCGGTGACGATTATCCGCAATGGTATAATTGCCATTTGGGTTGCAACGCGTCGTTATCCTAACGTGCTTGCTATTCCGCATATGGGATTAGGTTTCATTGAAAACCATCCTCGTATTGTGGATAGGTTCAAGACGTTCTCCTTATTACAGGAGAACGCTTTCCAGCTTCTTACTGGTTTCCAGGGTAGAATCGTTCTTACAGATTCATCCTTTAACCAGTCGCATGATATTGAGGAAGCTGAGAGTATGGCATCGTTCTGGGGCAAGGACGTCTGGCTTGGTATTAGTGATCCTACACCGAGTCTAAATACTAAGACGTTTGCTAAGACGTTTGCTCAGAAGTATCCTGATGGTTCTATTCGCCCGACTGAGCGTTGGCGTGAGGAAGATCGCAAGGCTGATATCATTCGTACTAGCTACAAGTACGATCTTAAGGTTGTCAGCAATGTTGCGGGCTATCTCATCAAGAACGCATTTTCTTCTGGTGCTTGGGCTGATACGTCTATCTCTATCCCGTAATGGCTGAGAAAGTTAAATATATTTCTAAGCACGCTTTTCCTGAAAGAAAGATTGCTCCTGGTGATGAGGTAACTCCTATGAGTTTGGCGTTATCTCCTGCTGAGTTCAATTACTTCATTCGGAAAGGCTCAATAGAAGTAGTACGGGGTGAGCATGAAACGCCAGTCTATGACCACCATTATTTGTAGGAGGTGAAATAAGTGTCTGCTGCTCTTGCTTTAACTAATATTGGTACAGATGCACAAACGGGCGAATTAACTGCTGAGATTGGTGTTTCTCCAGTTATCAGTGGTACTGGTTGGGCATTAACTCATGCTATCACCATTACTATTTCCAGTCCTGAAGAAGGTGAGCGTGTTCAGGAGAATCTGGTATCGGATGGTGCTGGTGCATGGTCGTCTGCTAACGCGTCTGGATTTGTTTGGACTCCCGAAGTAGATGGAGTATGGACTGTTACTGTAACTGATGGTACAAGTACCCTAGTCGATAAGATTAGGATTTTCGCCCCATAGCGAAGTGACTGTGTGGTTAGCTAGGTACTCTCTCCTAGCTAACCACATATCACATAAGGAGCATGATGGATTACCCAAACGGATTTTATAGAGGAAGGCTAGCCTGCGACGGCCAGGGTAATCTATTGGCCGATGAAGGTGAGTATGCAGGCTATCCAGTAGCGTTTCACGATGGTTCATATGTTTTTGTACAACCTGGTGAGCCTTCACACAACGATCGTCACCACAAGCAATTTACTGAGCCGATTACAGGTACTGTGGATGAATCAATGACTGATGACCCAGATTTAGTTAATGCTGATTCAACTACGAACGCCCATCACTTTGAAACTCAGCCTGACGATCCTCATTATGATGAAGAAGCTTCCAATAAAACAAGGGTTAAACAAAATCCTGATTCCCTGTCACGTTATATGACAGGCCACACCGAGTCTTGGAAGCGTGGTAACGAATAATGGGTGGCTTCGCGTTAGAGCCAAGTGGAATATTTAGACCGAAGTTAATCATACCTTCGAGTCCTATTATTCCTACCCCTCAGATTGAGGAACTGTTTGATACACTAGATAGAAAGATCAAGGATGCTATTGGTGCTTTGATCAATAAGCCTATTAGGGAACGCATCGCTGTTTTGATGAGCGGTTCCTTAACGAACTACGCATCTAAGTCACTAGCCGATCTCCTATTCGGTAAGACGGCATATGCGGGTGAGACTACTATCTATGCAGGATTGTGGGCAGCTGCGATTGACGATACATTCAACGGCGCCACAGCTAGTGAAGCTGCATACGGTAGTTATGCGCGTATGACGTTGACGAATAATACTACGAACTTTGCTGCTGGTACGGGAACAGCAGCTTATACTAAAACATTTCCGAGCGATGCTGTTCATTCGTGGGCAACGTCTACAGCTACAGGAACTAATAATACTGAAACGTTCCTCGGATTCCTTAACGGAAACGCTGGTACATCTGCCGATAAGGGTGTTGCTTGGTGTTCAGTTACAAGCACGTTGATTAACTCAGGCGATACTCCTCAGTTAGCTCAGAACGCTGTTACGGCGGTGACTGATTAATGGTTCCATATCTCATATTAGGTGATCTTACTGTACGAGTTGATGGTTCTTATACCTCAGATGCTAGACAATACATAGTAAGAATGTTTGTTGCTGATGGAGAAGTCTACGATGAGGAATTTGATATCGCATCTGATAGTGATTTGGATACTACCGTAATGGCACGTATGGCTGCACTTCAAACCACTCCCGATCCGTCAATACAAGTAGATGCGGTACAACCTGCTACCGATCCCGGACACGCTGTGGTGATTTCCTAATGGATCTACAGATGATGAAAAAACGAGCTACTCTCTTTGATGCGCATATCAAAGAAGGTGGCCTTGATTTCAGCGATATCAAGAAACTTTGTGAGATCGAATCTCATAGATGGAAGTTTAAGCAGGAAATGCTTAGACGAGCTGGTGTTCCTTGTGCATCCTTCTTAACCAGTACCAACGTCGAACTCATATATGCTTCTGTTGGTCCTGGTACTGCTAAAAACACGTTCACAACGGAAGTACAAATAAATGATACTGCCGGAATGGGTGTTCAGGCACATCTTCCCGCAGATTTCTGGCTTCCTAGCAAGGGTGATATTGGTAGAGGTATTCATGTAACTGCTAGAGGTATTCTTTCTTCAACAGCTACTCCTACTTATACCTTTGCAACTAGGACAGGAGCTGCGGGTAGTACAACTACTGCAAACATTCTTGGAAGCGCCGCGCTTACAACTGGTTCAGGTGTATCAAATCAGTTGTTTGATTTTGAAGGCGATGTTATTATGGAAACTATTGGTGCTGCTGGTACCAACTCTACTGTTAGAGGTATGGGTACGCTCACTAGTGGTGGTTTAGCATCTCCATTCCTTTATCCTATTGGTGGTGGAGCTGCATCTCCTTGGACAGTAGCAACAGTTGATACGTCTATTACGAATTTTATTAACTTCAATGTTGCGTGCTCGGCCTCATCTTCTTCAAATACTATTACCCTCCAAATGTTGATGGTATTTGGTCTAAACTAAAATATGGCTTCTGAACTCCAATCCGCATCAATTAATCTAGGCTCTCCGGCCTCTACTGTCGCGCAAGCGTTTACAACTCAAAACTGTACTGTAGGATCAACTCTGTGGTGTGTAGCTTATTGGAATTCAGCTACAGCTACTTGTACAGTTGCTGACAGTGTTAATGGTGCGTGGACACCCGTTGGTACACCACTAACGGGTGTTGGTATTCTCTCCTCGTTTAGAAGCCAAATGTTTATGTTTGTGGGAAATATATCTGCTGGAAAACCGACTGTTACTGCTACTGTTTCAACAGCAAATGGGTTAGGTTTGGCAATTGGTGAGTATAGTGGTGGATCACTTGAAACTTCTGCCTACTTAAATGTGAACGGTAGTCCTATCGTCGGTGCTGCTGCTACTCCTGCTAATACGGGAGATTTTGCTGTTGCGTATATAATTACAGGTAACTCTGCTTCGTCTGTTGCATCACCTTATACTCTCCGTGAACTCGCAAATTTCGGAGACAATGGAACTGCTGATAATATGGCACCTACTATAGGTGTGTCTACAGGTCCAACCTGGACTATTAGTACTACTACTGATAACATGACCGGGATAGTAATTATTACTCCCGGTGCTCAGACAGTAAGTACTGCACTCAGACGCATATCTAACCCGTTTGTTAGTTCTAGAGCACTAAGACAAAAATTAAAGCGTGGATGGACTAGACGGGGTGGTAATTCAAATCCAACAGCACCCGGAGCGACTGATGCAATAATTCCAGCTCAAATAACTGCTGGCTCTACTATAAGTGGTGCTATAGTTGTGGGTAGAGGAATAGTTGGTGGTAGTATTACCGCCGGATCTACCATGAGTGGTGCTTTAGTAGCTACTAGGGCCATAAAGCCCGCAAACATTACAGCCGGTTCTACTATGAGTGGTAATATTGGTAGGCTTAGACCAATTACTCCGGGTAGTATTACAGCGGGCTCTACACTTAGTGGAAAGGTTGCTGCTGCTAGAGCGATTAAACCAGCTCAGATAACCGCAGGAACTACTATAAGTGGTAGTATAGGTAGAGGTAGACCAATTGTACCCGGTACAATTACAGCTGGAACTACTTTAAGTGGTGTTATAGGTTTGAAACGTGTTATTGTTCCGGGTACTATAACTGCTGGTACGACATTGAGTGGTTCAATATTTAAAACTAGCATTAAGAATATAAGTCCCGGAACTATAACTGCTGGATCAACCTTAAGTGGTACTACGATTAGCCTACGCGCTGTTAAACCCGCACAAATAACTGCTGGAACTACGCTAAGTGGTAATACAAAGGCGTTAAGAGCTGTAAAGCCAGCAACTATAAACATGGGAGCTACTCTAAGTGGTTCAGTTCATGCACGAAGGGCTATTAGTACTGGAACGATTAACGCTTCTATTTCTTTTAGTGGCGTTGTTACCAAAAAGATTTTAATAAGGCCTGGTAATATTAATTCTGGAATGACTTTTACATTTACCGGAACGTTATCCTCTAAATTACCTGGTTACTGCATGATTGAGATTGTTGATGCCTCTTATTGTAGCATCGACATTCTGAGTTCTAATGCAGAACTTGATATTTTAAGTCCTACAGCGACATTGGAGACTTTCTAATGGCAGAAGTAGGAAGCGAACTTGTGATACGTGCAACCATTAGTGATGTTAATGGTGTTTTATCCAGTCCGTCAGTAGTTGATGCGTGGGTAAAAGATCCTAGTAATACAGTAACTGCTGTGACAATGGCCGAAACGAGTGATGGTATATTTGAAGGATCATTCATACCAACTTCAGACGGTGATTGGTGGGCACGTATTCTCACAAGTGGTGGTGTGACAGTTGCATCTGAAAAGAAATTTAATGTTGCCAAACAACAGGTGGTTCCGTGATGCAAATATCATCTTTGGACGATATTAATACCCATCTACCTAATGAGGTAGTAACTGCTACTGACGAGAATACTGCTGCTTTGCAAATTAGCGCAGCTCGTTTGATCAGAGCACAACTTAGTAATATTGTAGATCAGGCTACAATGGTTGGCTGGAATACGCCCGATAATACGCCTGATATTATTCGTGAAATAGGTGCTATGCTTATAGCTGCACAGCTCTATTTTAATGAAGTAGCTAAGGGCACGATGGTTCTTGAAACTAATAGCTTTGCGCAAATCAAATACAATAACGCAATGGCCGCCCTTACATCAATAATTGGTGGTCAAATTACATTGCCTGGTCTAGTCGAAACTGATGCTGATGAGTTTACTGTCAATGACTTCTTCCCGGTAGATGCTACAGATAGAGCATTTACGATGGGTCAGCAACTATAGTGTATACAATACTTAAAAGCTTTGGTGACGAAATTCGCGTAGCTGAAAAGCTACATAAGATGGAAGTTGCCGCTTCTGATACATATGCGCCTTTACTTGTTATTGCGGAAGATATGATGAAAGCGGAAGGTGCTCTATTTGCTAGTGGTGGTAGACGTGGTGGCGGATCGTGGGCAAGACTAAAGCCTGATACTATTAAGCGCAAAGGTTCTACACGTATTCTCTATGATACAGGTACATTAGAAAAGTCGTTAACCGTACCAGGCGCAGAATATCAAGTTCTAAATATTGGTAAAGACACACTCGAGTTCGGAACCTCGGACCCTGTGGCGGGTTTACATCAACACGGAACGTATAAAATGCCGGCCAGACCAGTTATCAAATTCACCACAGGTGATTCAGCAAGATGGATGAATATAATAGTTGGACATCTAGTAAAGCCGTTTGCGGAATAATGTCAATTTGTTGTATGTGGCATCTTTTGACAAAACCGATTAGTTGGGTAGGTCACACCACCTACTGTTCGTGTGGAACACTTCTAGTTCTTCGTGATAACGTGTGGAAATCTAAATAATGGGTACAATACATTCAGAATGGGGACAGATTGTTTCTGCTGCTACTATAGAAGCGGCAGTTATTACTACCTTGCAAACTTGGCTTCCTACAGGATTGCACGAAATGGAATCTCAGCAAAATCTTCCGCCAAATACATTTGATCCACCTGCCCGTTATACTACTCGCAATGTATTTGATGCTTTACCTGGCGAAGAACTTCCCAAAGTGATTGTTATGTCACCGGGTCTATCTGGACCTCCTATCAAGTATCAGTATGGAATTTATAGAGCTACTTGGAAACTTGGGGTAGGAATCGTTGTAGCACGTAAAACCGTAGAGGAAGCAAGATTTCATGCTGAATGTATGGGTGCTGCTGCTAGAGCAATTCTTATCAAGTTCCCTGATCTTGGCTTAGGTGCCAAGATGCATTGGATGGATGAGAGTTTCGACGATCTAGGTAAAGATCAAACTGCTATTTTTAATTACGCAACTGCTAGTGAATACTTTACCGTAGACGTCGAGAACGTTGTAAGTCAATCAGCTAAACCGACTCAACCTGACCTACCTGTTGACGATTACGATTATGGTGAGGTTGAGACAGTGACAATTGAATTAGAGTTGGAACCTAAGATAACAGGCTGGGGGAGTGGAACTTATGGATCAGGTGGTTATGGAGCGTTTTAATGAATAGATTACCTATAGTTGGCAGCGATATAGAGCAATGGGGAAGTATTCTAAATGGCTTTCTTGGTGTTTCACACAACAGCGATGGAAGCCTCAACGCGACTGCGATAAAAAATGCTGGTTCAATAGCCGATGTTACCCTCGGCTCAAATTCGTCTGTACTTACTCTCCCAGCACTCGTTATTCCTCCGACCGCGCGAGTCGCAATTTTAACCGCGAAGGCGCAAGTTACTGGTAATACTAATGGTTTTCAGTGGGAGCACGTACGTCTACGTGTTAATGCAGATTCGACTATAAACCACTACGGTTGGTCGGGAGTTAATTCTGATATTACACACGTTACTTCAACCGTTGGTACAGATACTGATTCTGTATTAGCTGGTCATGCTCCTTCTGATTCTGCTCCTTCCGGTTCAGGAATTATTCATTGTGATTTTTCCTTTCCCAGCGATGGTGCGAGTGTGAAGGCATTTACATTTGATAATTTACTCGTCACTTCTTTTACTGATTATTCAAGTGTAATTCCACTTCGTTGGCAGGGTGGCGGGTTTTGGATTGGTCCAGGTGCAATTACAGAAATTACTCTTTTTCCAGCATCGGGACAATTTACTGCTGGTTCACGGGCCATTCTTACTTTTGTTTAAGAAAACCGATGTTTCGACCATGATGGAGAGTGTAGATGGCTAAATTAAGATATACTGGTTCTCACGCAGTAGAACTAAAAGTCGCCGGTGAAGATCGTCATGTCATGGTCGGAACTGGTGACTTCGGAAATTTCGATATAACTGATCCATATATTATATCTTTACAGAAGCAGGATTTACTCATTGATGGCGAGCCGCCGAAGGTGAAAGAAGGTGAGAAGTAATAATGACAGTTATTCGTCCTGGTAGTGCTGTAGTTCTTGTTAATACACCTACTATCACTTCGACGCCTTCTGATACTGGTACTGCTTTCATGGCGGGTCTTAGTGATCGTGGGCCTACAAAAACTGCACTAGCTCCTACTGATATAATCACATCATTAACTCAGTTCGTTACGGTCTACGGTGATCGACAAACATATAGTTCACTATATGATGCTGTAGACTTATTCTTTAAGGAGGGCGGCAATAAAGTCTATATCGGTAGAGTTGTTGGTCCTAGCGCAACAAAGGGTTCCCTTAACCTACTTGATGGCTCCTCTGCTGTCTCTCTTGTTGCTACTGCTATTGGTGCAGGCGCTTGGAGTGCTAATTACAAAGTGGCAGTTGTGGCGGGTAGTGGTGCTAATTACCAAATCAATGTTACAGACGCTTCGAATAATATACTCGAAAACTCCGGTGATTTACCGGATCAGCAAAGTGCTGTTAACTGGTCGCAGTATTCGAGTTACATTCGTATCACGATTGGCGCGGCTGTTGACAATCCGGTAGTCCATGCTGCTACTGCTCTAAGTGCAGGCAATGATGATAGAGGCAATATCACTGATACTCAGTGGTTAAATGCTCTTAACTCATTCGCACTTATTCTTGGTCCTGGCCAGGTACTTGCTCCTGGTAGAACTAGCACAACTGGCCTGCAACAGCTTATCAACCACGCTGAGACTAATGGACGTGCGGCACTCTTGGATGCTATTAATGATCCCACAGTTGCTACACTAGAATCGAATAGTAATGCGTTAACGAATAGTCGATTTGCTGCTCAACCATTCTGGCCTTGGGTGGTTATTCCAGCAGCTTCTAGTGGACCTACGGGTTCTTTCCGTACAGTTCCTCCTAGTGCTATGATTGCTGGTATCATTGCCAGAAATGATCCTAGCCTTGGAACTGATACACCGGCAGCTGGTAAAAATGGAATCAGTAATTATGCTGTTGATCTTTCGCAGCCAGCGCTTGATGATCCTACACGTACTACTCTCAATAACGGTTATATCAATGTAATCAGAAATATCAATGGTGACATTGAGAACTACGGTTGGCGTAGTCTTGCCGATCCAATCAATGATCCTAACTGGATTGACTTCGGTAATGGACGCCTCTACAATGATATTTCTGAAACCCTGAACGATATTGCTGAGAACTTCGTTTTTGATAATATTGATGGACAGAATGGTGTAACGATTCAGTCCTTCCATGGAGCATTGGCTGGTGCTTTACTTATCTACTATCAGAATAGACAGTTGTTTGATTTAGATGGTACAGCTGCTACGGCTTTCACAGTAGATACATCGGCATCAGTTAATACACTCCCAAATATTGCAGCATTAAATCTTAAAGCTGCTGTTGGTGTGAGAATGGCACCGATGGCTGAGTACGTTGAAATTGATGTTACTAAGCTACCTGTTGCCGGCTAGGAGGTGTCATAATGGCTCAGGCTAGAACTTCTGGTGCTCGTAAAGATACTTGGCTAGTAGGCGCCACTCTTACCGATGCTGGCGTATCTATTGATCTTGGTATATTTGATACTAAGACAGGTGGCGATGCTGACTCGGATGATGTTACTTATTATCCTGGTGGTATGCAGCCTATGGTTACGTTGGGTGGTAAGAAAACCACAGCCAATGTAGTTTTGCAGCGTCTCTATGATCGTGTGGCTGATGGAGCATTAGGTAATAAGCTCATAGCCGCAACTGGTCGTGGTGCTATGTCCGTTACACAATTTGCAATGGATGATAACGGAAATGAGTTTGCGCCAGGTTGGACATGGATCGGTAAGTTAAAGCGTGTTCTGATCCCTGATGTAGATTCTAATAGTACCGATGCTGCAATCATGGAACTCGAAGTTACGATTACAGGTTCTCCTGTTGGTTTGTAAATAATCCTATTCATTGAAGGAGAGAGCAATGAATGAAGAAATAAGACTAGACAGTCCCACTCCGCACACGGACGATGAAACTACTGTGGAGGGGTTGACTTCTAGCCCCTCCATAGTTGATCTGATCAAGCAAGATGTATCTGATCTTGAAGAAATTACTGACGTACTTATTCCGGTACCTGGGTATGAATCTTCACATCTTACTATTAGATATCGTTTGCCTAAAGGTAAAGAACTTGATGAATTAGTTACGAAGAATAGTCGTGAGACCAAGGATGAATATTATCGTGGAATAAATACAGCGATGGATTCAATGATTCTTTTATGTACAGGAATATTTGTTCAACCTCCTGACCATGATGAGCCGATCCAGCTTGATATCAATGGTCAGCCAGTTAAGCTTAATGCTACATTAGCAACCTTTCTCAATTGGTCCGAAATGAAAAGTTCTCGTGAAGTCGTACGATATTTATTCCGTGGTAATGATCTTGCAATAGGAGCACATTCAGCTAGACTTCAAAAATGGTTAGTGGATGTTAAGGCTGATGTTAGTAGTACGGTTTGGGATCAAATGGGGGAATTTCTGGCGGCGCGTTAGATGCCGCTGCACAAATAGCTGCATTGGGAATGGAACAATTAGCTTGGAGATTTATGACTACACCAGATCAATTTGAACGTGAAATGATTATTCAAATAGCAAACCGTGTAGCAGAATTTAGAGATGTACTTGATAATAATCTCGCTGTGACAATAGGAAAGAAATTAGGTTTAATCAAATAAATGTTTAGTGGACTAGCATCCGAAGAACGTATACGCGTATTGCTGGAACTTATTGGCGGCCCAGCATATAAAGCTCAGCTTGCAGGTGCGAGTAAATTCACTACTGAGCTTAGTGAAGCAACTAAAATTGCCAATAAGCAAGCAATAGCCGCCGCCCGCGGTACGTTCCTCTATGGACAGGCTATCTACACTTTGCGTCGTTACGCTTTTTATGGTACATTAGCATTAACTGGATTGGCTGCTTGGGTAGTTAAACTTGGATTTAGTTATAATGCTACTAGACAACAAGCTATTGCCATGCTTGCCCCGTTTGTGGGTGGTGCAGCAAATGTTAAGCGAGTAACTGATCAAATATTCAGAATAGCTGCTCTTACACCTTTCCAATTTAAAGATGTATCATTAGCATTTCAGCAGATGTTTGTGGCTCTAAAAGGTCAAGGTGTTAGTACTGGAACGGTTCTAAAAACTATTCAAGCCATTTCTAACGGCTTATCTGCAATTGGTAGAACTTCTCCAGAAGCCTTAAATAAGGCTGCTTTGGCATTGCAGAAGATGGCTTATCAAGGTAGACTAACGGGACTTACTATTAGACAGCTTGCATCAGATGGTATTCCGATCTATGATATTCTAAATAAGAAGTTAGGAATAACTGGTAATCAACTTAGTAATATAGCATCTCTTAATCTTCCAGCTAATACAGTTTTAAAAGCAATTAATAGTTACCTACTGAATACAAAAGGTTTCAGTGGTGCAGCAATTCGTTCACAGCTCCAAACTTTCCAAGGTGTATGGAGTACATTTAAGGACTTCCTGAGTCAAGCTGCTGGTGGTAGCACAGGTGGCGCGTTTAGTGGTATCTTTAAAATGTTACGGGGTATAGATTTAGCTTTCGCTGGAATAAATAGTCATGGTGGAGTTATCACGATGAGACAATTTGTTACAGCTATTGATAGTGTTGTTAGTCCAAAAACTCATGCTGTTCTGATTTTCTTCAATACTTTAACTGGCGTGTTCAACGGATTTGTGTTCGCTGCCAATAGTGTAATAAAAATAATAAGTGGCATCACAACAGGACTTAGTAAATTATTAGGGATATTCGGTATTAAAGGCGGATCGGGTGGTGTAACAGGTGGTGCTCATGTATTGGGATTCACCGTTGGACTTTTTGCTGCATATACATTAATCCACTCTATGAAGAAAGCTGTTCTGGAGCTTGCTACAGCTTTTAGAAGTGAAGCCGCAGCAGAAACCGCAAGTAGTATATTTAGCATACGTGGTAGTGGGCGTACTTTAGTAACTTTTGGGAAGAATATGTGGATTGCTGTAGCTGCTCTACGTGCTGGTAAAGATGCTATGGCAGCGGAGTTTATTTTTGGTGCTAAACTAACAAAGATGTTTACTTGGTTAACTACAGGCGTAACTGCACTTACTACTAGACTTCTCGCGTTTGATATAGTAGCGGGTGCTACTGTAGTTACAATGTTGACATGGCTTGGTGTTTTAGGAGCTATAGCAGCAGCTATATATTTGATTATTAAATATCACAAGCAGCTAGGAGCTGGTGTTAAACAAGTTTTTAATACTAAACCCTTACCACAACAATCCACTAAAAACCAACCATTTTTTAGTTGGGATAAAGGTTTTAAATATGGAATACCAATTCAAGCATTAACACCCTGGAAATGGAAGGCTAAGGACATTCTTGGAAATGGTCCTTCTTGGGGATTTAATATTAAAAAAATAGAGCCTTGGCATTGGTTTGGTACGGGTGGTATAGTTCCTGGTCCTATAGGCTCACCAAAGATGATTATGGCGCATGGTGGAGAAACTGTACTTCCAAACCCCAACTATAACATAGGTACCTCTAAGGTTCCTGGTAATATATTTAGTGGTACGCAATTCATGCAACCCATTATTCTACAAGTTGGGCAGAAAACTCTCCTAAATATTATAGCACAAACGAGGGCTGATGTCGCAGCAGGTCAGTAAGCGTAGGCCCAATCAGGTCTTAATAGTTAGTACGGATAATAAGTTCTCCGTACTAGCTTTGCTTGGGCAAACCGCCAATCACGTAACAGATGGTTATGGTGGTTGGACAGTTAATAATAGACCACGCAAAGTAGGTTATACGTCTTATACAGGTCGTAACCCATTCCAGTTGTCATTGGGTATCATGGTAGATGGTTTTGAAACTGGTGATTCTATCGAACCTCGTATGAGACAACTTACTTGGATGGCACTTCCCATTCCTGGTGATCAACCACGTACTGTAAAAATCTACGGAGCTATTCCATATCCTAATACTGGTAGTTGGGTAATCAATGGGATAGACGAGGGCGATGCTACAATCTGGCATGAGAGTGGTGCTTATAGACTTCGCCAAGATTTAACTCTCACAATGCTAGAATATGTTAAAGCTGATTCACTTGACCTTGTTCAAGCTAGAGCGCAATTATCACCTAGTACACGACAGCCATATGTCATCAAGAAGGGTGACACATTTAATGGTATAGCTGCTTTGTATCTAGGCGATCCTACAAAGGGAAATGCGCTCGCTAGAGCAAACGGAATCAATGATCCAGCTTCGATTGGTAAGTATATTGGTAAATCAATCAAACTTAATGTCCAACTAGTACAGACTAACTAATATGCCAGCTACTTCATTAGCCAAGGTTGAAAATAACCATAAGTTCTTGGAAATATCAAATTCTCAACTTAATCAAGTTGAGCTTCTTGGCGATGACATTGACGTTGATGATTTCAAGATTAGAATTCAAAATGGTTTTCCAACCGGCGTTAATATAGCAGACCGAATTATCAATTCACCTAATATCTCTAGAACTATCCAAGGCGGAAGTACAATCTCTGTAGATATAGTAGATGATACTTTAGAATTTTGGCGTAGCGGAGCAATTCGTGCGAAGATAGATGTAGAACTTGAAGGCTTATGGTTTAGGCTTCGTCAAATAACCCGCAATAGCGGAAGAACTCTCACTCTTACATTTGAGGATAGAGAAATAGCTGTGCTGCGTACATATACTAGACGCAAAATTGCGTCGCGTGGCAGTGGTATGACTCGTGCTCAGTTTATTCTTAGTCTTCTACAAGAAGTAACCGAATTTGTCATTCCTTATTATATTCCTGAATTAACTACACCTGAACCTGTTTATAATGCTAATGGAGCTATAGTCAATCCAAGCCCGCAGCAGCGTCAACAGGGCATTAATCCCGATGAAACATTAACAGTTAAAAATGTTCCAGCAACTATAAACCAGATACTCATTGCTAATGCTATTCTATTAGCTGGTCATGGTTCTATTCCAGCTAACAATTCTCATAAACGCAAGATTCTCATTTGTGCTATGATGACGGCTATTCAAGAAAGTACACTTAACAATTCACCGCCTGGATCAGCCGAAGATGGATCTGATAGTCAAGGAGTATTTCAACAGCGTCCATCACAGGGTTGGCCTAATACAATGAATGTAACGTTGGAAGCTAATGCTTTCTTTGCTAGAGCCGTAGAAGATGATGCTTTACACCCTGAATATACGTATGGTGAACTTTGTCAAGCTGTTCAACGTAGTGCGTTCCCAAATGCCTACACGCCACACCGAACAGAGGCTACAGACTTCGTAGACGCTTTCGGAGCTACGGGGGGCGATGGAATACAACCCGCCACAGGCAGTAACGGCCAAGCGGCTTACACGACCGCGGACAGCGGTTTCTACTTCTATCGAGGCATACCGCCTAGCAGAAAGCACCAAGGTTGGAAACCTGAGTCTTCTTGGACTTGTATTCAACGTTTGGCACAAGAAGTTAACTGGCGAGCTTTCTTTGTTAGTGGTACATTCTACTATGTAAGTGATGATTGGCTTATGAAGTCTATGCCAAGAGCTATTATTAGTAGTGATTCCGACGGAGTAGATGATATAACTGGCGACTTCGATGTTAACAAGAAAGTCGCAACTGTGGAGGTTTTGACAAGAGCCGGCAAATTTGTCATCCCACCCGGATCAGTTATCAAATTTATCAATGAGGGTGTCTTCAATGGTAGATGGATAGTTGATACTATTTCACGCAATTTGAATGATACACAACTTACTATAGAATGTGATAAGCCACAACCTGTACTGCTTGAACCTGCAAAGAATAACTTACCTGCTAACGCACTTCCTAGTGCACAGAAAAACAAGTTTAGTGATCCACAACAGAATCCGAATGGAACAGCTTATTGGCATCTTCCATCTGACGGGTTTAGTAAACCAAACTTTCCTGATATCACGTCTGCTGCTACACAAGCGCAGAAGATACTGGACTACGCAACTGCGGGTCAGTACCGCGATGATAACCCGCCAAATCAGATGAATCAATGGCGCAAAGTTGTCGATGGTAAAACACTTACTAACCAGTGTAAAAATTCTGTGAGCTTGAATCCTAAGGTTCCAGAGGTTATTACTTATCTGCTAGATAACGGTTACAAAGTTGGTACCTTCTCTATTTGCGAAGATCATGGCTGTCCCGATGTTCCAGGTGATTCATCAATGGTTGGTCACAGCGGTGGTCAAGCAATTGATATTAGTAGTATTGGTATTGATAAATTTATGCCAATTAATGGTGCTGGATTAAATGCAGCCGATATAGTCGTCATGACAGAATATGTGAAACGCATTATGTTGGCGATCAGAGATGCGTTTAATCCATCACAAATAATTTGCAATGGTACTGCAATGCTACCAAATCCAGAAATCGCTGATATTCAATGGAATAATGGTAAACAGGTAAGCTACATCACTACTGACCATCTAAATCACGTTCATGTGGGTTTTTAGTGAATAGTATACTTTCAAAACTAGATGTACAAGATCACGATGATGCCGTTGAGCTATGGTATGGAATTATAACTAATGATGCATCTGCTGTTGATGATGATGTATTTGTTACATTGCCTGAGCTTGATCCAGCAAAAAACCTCGGACCTTGCTACTGGAATCCTGTGGCAGGTCAATTACCAACTACAGGAATGAGAGCATTGGTCTGTTTTGATAATAGACGCAACCCTTGGATAATAATGTATGGTCCACTCGATTTTGCTGGTGTTTCACAAATAACCTCATCGGATCATACAATAACTATTACTAACTCTCATGGCCCCATAGTAGATTTGAGTGTATAATGCATTTTGATTACCCATTTAGATTTTCTCAGCAAACGAATCATGCTGCTGAGAATGATCAAGATACATTGGATGATATAGCTGCTTGTGTGGTAGTGTCCATTCTTACACCTTTGGGTACTAGACCTGAGGTTATAGATTTTGGTGTGCCCGATCAAGTATTTGAGTTACAGCCTTTACTGCTTGATACTATTACTCAGGCAGTTAGTACCTATGAACCACGAGCTAGTTTGATGCTTGATCAGGTAATGAGTCAACAAGATCCGCTTGTCGTACAATTAAGTGCAGCCGTTTCTATACGAAAGGCGACGTAGTGGGATACATACAATTCCCGATTGAAACTAATCCAACAACGCTGCTTCAGCAGGTATATTCTTATCTGCAAAGTGTTATCCCTGGTTGGACGCCAGCCGAGGGTAATCTTGATGTTTGGCTAGCTGAGGCTATGTCTAGTGAAGCAGCGCAGACGGCTACTGTCGCCTCTAGTGTGCCAGATACTATAGTTGAATATCTAGGCAAAACACTTTTCAATGTACCCGGAATTGATGATGTATCAGCTAGTGGTGGAACAACATGGGTTGTTCAAGATACCGCTGGTTATACAATTCCATCGGGCACACAAGTAGGTGTCAGAGATGCTGATGGAAACCTACAAGCATTTACAACTGTAAATACGGTTGTTATTCCAAATGGGCATAATTCTACAGGAGCTGGCGAAGTTGCGATTCTAGCAGTTAATCCCGGCAGTAGTGGAAACGGGTTATCTGGTAGTGTGCAACTTGTAGATATTTTAACTTTCGTTACAAGCGTTACACTTGTTGCGCCTACCGCTGGTGGACAGGATGCTGAAACATCTGGTGACTATTTATCAAGATTTGTAGCTGATCTACAGCTTCTTAGTCCTACACCAATACTACCTCCCGATTTTGCTGTATTAGCTCTTAATGCTGGAACAGCAGCCTTTAGGGCCGTAGCACTAGATGGTTATAATCCTTATCATAACTATCTAAATGCTAATGATAGTTCGTTTGAAACTTCTGTTGCGGGATGGGCTGTAAGCGTTAACTGTACCTTAGCCGATTCTTCTACAACAGCATTGGACGGAACTAAATCTATGAGTATGACAAGTGTAGCATCTGGAACAATGTCTGCTATAGTGGTAGACGCTGATAAACAAGCTGTTAATCCGGGTGATACATGGATTAGTGGGGCATTCTTCAAATCAGCTGCATCTGCTAGAACAGTAGAAACTGCAATAAACTGGTACACATCTGGAGATGCTTTCATAGGTGCAGTTGGGGGTGCTGGTGTAGTAAATACTACTACAGGATGGACAGAAGCCTTTTGTGTTGCGGTAGCACCTCCCACAGCTGCTTATGCTCGTATTCAAGTTACAGTGGTGGGTACTGGCGGTGCTAGTGAAATCCATTACGTTGATGAAGCTTATTTACGACGCAATAATATCAATGGTAACTGGAGTATTGGTGGAACACCTGAGAATAATAATCCTCGTGAAGTTACAGTAGTAGCTGTAGATTCTTCAGGAGCTAATCTTAGTTCAGGTGACAAAACTACTATTACGACTTATCTTAATTCGTTACGAGAGGCTAACTGGATTACGAATGCGATTGATCCAATTAGAACATCGGTGGACGTTACAGTCCAAGTTAAGGTAACAACTGGTTCCGATCCTACCATAACTCAAACAGCGGTTGTAGCTGCTATAACAAATTATTTATCTGCTGTTAACTGGGGATTAAATGTTGTTGCGGATGGATCAACAGATATCCATTCTTGGACAAATCAGGTTGTGATCTATCGTTATAAGTTGGCCCAAATAATCGAGGAAGTCGATGGTGTAGATCACATAGTTGGTAATTTGACTACAGCTATTCATGGTAATTCACTTGCTGAACAAGATTTGGCTATTAGTGGTCCTGTTGGATTACCCGCTGTTGGAACTATCACGGTGACTACATCATGAGTATGAGTGATAGAGTACAAGCTGCTATGCAGCCAGTGATTAGCGAGGATTTAGCTAATTATATCATAGGACTTTGTCAGCCGTTTATACAGGTTGAATCACTAGCTCGTGATGACGATGACGGTAATCCTGGTTGGTCAATCATACTAGACCTCGATAGGTGTCCTGTGGAGGGTTTGCCTTGGCTAGCGCAGCTCAATGGGACTGTACTTAATACGTCACTTAGTGAGTCTGACCAACGCGCTCAAATACTTGCAGCAGTTGGACAAAAACGTGGTAGACCAGCTACTATAGCAGCAGCTATAGCACCTTATCTATCTGGGACTAAAACCGTTATAATGAAGGAGCGCGATCCAATCGCGTGCCCTACAATTCCTGCTTATGGATTAAGTGTTTATACTTATAGAGATGAAACAAATCCAACGGATCTTGATACAACAAATCTTTGTGACAATGGTGGATTTGAAATTAATAGCACGAAATGGACTTATGTAGGAGCTGCTGGTGGTTCAATAGTTCGTGATAATCATAATCAAAAATTTGGAAGTATAGCATTAGCACTTATTACCGCTGGTGGTATTAATGATTCTGCTTCATACGATTCAACCACCAATGATTACAATCCTGGTGATGTAGTTACGGTTTCAGCCTATATAAAATCTAGTTCACCAGGACTATTACAAAATTTACAAACGAATGAATTAGACGTTTCAGGAGCACAATTGAGATTCACAAGTTGGCCCAATGTTGTTACAACTGGTGATTGGCAACGCATGACAGCTACTATGACATTGGGTGCTAGTACTAGACGCTTACAATTATATATTACAGAAGGTGCTGTACAAAGTATTCATACTTTATGGATTGATGGAGTACAAATGGAAAAGAATCCAGTTGCTACTCCATATGTAGATACAAATGGAACAATTGCTTCTAGAGCACTTGCGACTGGTCCGTTAGGCGCTGCTTTAAGAGCTGCTAAACCGGCTGGCATAATATTAAATTATAATGCTGTTGATCGTGGAACTTATGCCTCACTGCTTGCTAGTGAGGCTTCTTATAGCCACATACTTGCAGACTATAAGACCTATGAAGGTGTTCTAACCGGAACGTTAGGAGCATAGATGGCACATATTACTAGTACGCGCAGGGGTATCTCGTACGCAGACCCTAGTACCAAAACAGATGCTCCTGACGTTACATCGGATATAGCTTTAATAGTTGCTGCTCTTGATCTAGATGTTGTTTGGCTAACGCCAGGTGTAGCATCAGCCCGTCCTGCAACACCTGTGGCGGGATCAGTATACTGGGCGACTGATACAACAACTTTAAGTCTTTATACTGGTGCTACAGTTGGTTGGATAACACTTTATCCTCAGGCACCTACTAATCCTGGTATACCAATAGGTATGACAATCGAATGGGATTATCTACCTACTGATGCTTCTGTAAGTGCTAACTACTTAGAAGCTTTTGGGCAAGCTCTAAGCAGATCAACTTATGTAGCATTGAATCTTTTAGCTAGCAATGCTGGTTATCCACACGGTGACGGTAATGGAACAACCACATTTAATGTAGCTGATAAACGTGGCCGTGTTACTGCTGGTAAAGATAATATGGGTGGCTCAGCTGCTAACCGCATTACATCAGCAGTTTCAGGATTTGCTGGTACTACATTAGGAATAGCCGGTGGTGCGGAAGGTGTATCAATAACAACTGCTCAGATGCCAGTTCACAATCACACTGTGAGTGGTACGCCTGGTATGATTGATCCTGCTCATATACACACGTTTAGAGCACAGGCTGGTAGTGGTTCAGATGGGACAGTAAGTTCTACAGAAGCAGATCTTAATAGTTTTGCTGATACTAATGATGCAGTTCTTAGCAATACTACAGGTATTACATTAAGTGTAGGTTCACTTACAACTGCCAACCAAGGTAGTGGTTCTGCACATTTGAATACGCAACCCACTATCATTGCCAATAAACTATTGAGGGTGTTATAAATGAATGTACAAAGAAATTCAGATGTAGATGCCTACAATGCTCGTATTGAGGATATTAATACACAACATCAGGCAGTTTTGGATTCTATAACCCCTCCACAGACGTACTCGGTTCTACAGAACACGTCAGATCAGCCCGAAACATTTGATAATGGTGTAATTTGTATGCCTGGAGATTATTACATTGAGGGGGATAATCCCCAAGTTATAGCTGCTGACGAATTTAGTTCAAAATATACCGAGGTTACTAGTTAGCTAATGCTTGCACCACGTTTTCAGCCATTTGAGAAGTTACGCCGGATTTGGACACCCGATCGAGAGATTGAAGAATTTAAAGCTAATCTCAATCCGGGTAGCGCGCTAGACAGTGAGATACGAGATTATTTCTGTCGTATCGTAGCTGATCAGGGAGTAGTAAATCTTGATATAACTGATCCATTAGATCCATCTGATGATATAAGATGGGAAATTGTACATACTCCCGAAGGTAGGCGCCTAATATCCATTTGGTACATCAAAGGAGAGAGAAATGGCGAGTAATAAACTTAAAGGTATTAGTCATAAAATTAATTATGTTGATATATCAGGTATGATGTCGAAGGTTTCTCATGGAACACAAACCAAGACTTTAATGGTTCTTCATGAAACGGTTTCACCTGATATAAAAGGAATAGCCGATATGCAAGCTAATGAGAATTATCTTGTTAGTATTGGTTATGGTATTCATGGATTAACCGATGCCGAAGGTAATATGGCATGGGCATATGGATGTGGAAATGATATTTTCTGGCAGTGTGGTGGAGTTAATGAAATTTCAGATGGTATAGAACAGGTATCACCTATTCCAACATATGTTGCGGATAAAACTATGACAATTGCTCAGGCAAAAAAGGCGTGGGCAAATCGTGAAGTTCAACTTCATGCTACAGCGCAATTAGTTGCGGCCTGGCATTTGTCAGATGTTAAAAATCATATTTTGGAGTATGTGCCTGGTGATGGTAAGCATAAGGGAGTAACTACTCATTGGGACGTGTCCCAATTCTTTGCTGCTAGCGAGGGACACACAGATTGTCACCCGGTGCCGCATGGGGGGTATTACCCAATCATTGAGGTGGTTGACTTGGCTAAGAATTACGCTCAGCTCGGATATCACTTCTAAAAATGAGAAAGAATGAGGGACGCCAAACAGGGTCAAGAGAAGTGGCAATTAAGCAAGGAGAAGATCCTTTTCGTTCTAGGAATAGTACTTATCTTATACGAAGGGATTTTCGCTGGTTTTTTTCATCAAGAGTTTCATTTCGAAGTTTTATTGACGGGACTGGCATTGTGCGGAGTGTCCGTAGCACAGTGGTGGGACAATCTGTGAGAGAATGGGCACATAATAACGCTTATACTCTTATCTTTTTGTCTGTCATGTTTATTATTACATGGCTAATCCTAATTATAGGACTTTTATGCCAAATGTGAATAAGGATAGTTGGGATGCTATACATTGGGGTAGAATAGCTTTACAAGTTTGGATTATTGTTTTTACTGCTGCTGTGATTTATCTTATAAGTTCTACACGTAATGAAAGTCGTGCTAGAACAAAAGATAATAGTGAAACAATTGCTCAAATTCAAAAGTCAAGATTAGATTCATGTAGAGATCAAAATAAGCGACACGATAAAACCCTTGAATTTCTACAGGGCGTTGCTAATAGTGAAGTAAAAGCAAAGAAGCTCACAAGAAAGCAAGCTGACGCTTCGCTGAAACTCTACTACATCTTGATTGGTGATTTAGCACCTATGCAAAATTGTATACAACTAATTAAACTCCATCCGATTACAACAGGAGAGTAAATTGCTTAAAACTGGTAAGCTAGCACCCGTACATGGACCTAAGCAATTACGCTTTGGTGATTTCATTAAATCGAAAGATGATCTCGTTGCGGCACCTGTGGGATTTTCCCATAGTAAGTTAGTTTCTGAATGGGGTATGCTTGGTAATGATCAGTTAGGTGATTGCTATTGGGCGGGTTCGGATCACGAAACAATGCTATGGACGGCAATAGCTGGCAACCAGGCACAATTTACCCCTCCACAGACTATCAGTGATTATGCTGCTGGAGCTGGATATGATCCCAATGATCCGAGTACAGATAGGGGTACTGTTTGTACTCAGGGTTATGATTACAGACGAAATGTAGGTGTTGTTGATCTAGCAGGAAATCGTCATAAGATTGGTTCTTACGTTCTACTAGAACGTGGTAATTGGGATCAACTACTCCAGTCAATGTATACGTTTGATGTAACTGGTGTAGGAATCGAATTTCCTGCTATTGCTATGCAGCAGTTTCAAAATGGTGAGCCTTGGGACGTAGTAGAAGACGATGGTGGAGTCGATGGTGGACACTACATCGTAGCTGTTGAACATTTAAGTGATGACACTATTGGTGTTGTTACGTGGGGTAAAATCCAGGTCATGACTAGAGCTTTCTATGAGAAGTACAATGATGAATCATACGGCATAGAAAGTCTTGAAAGTTTAATCAATGGCAAAACTGCCGAGGGCTTCGACTATGCTGCTTTGCAGTCTGCAATAGCAGCTCTATAAAGGAGAGACTGTGCTTACTTCACTTACAAATAGTGCTACTACTATCTGTGCCACGATTTTGCTCGCGTTAATAGTTGCGGGACTATTCGTGCTTGCTTGGCACGGGACTATTACAGGCGGTGACGCAATTGGTATCGTAGGCGGTATCGTAGCAGCGTTACTAGGGATGCTCGGTGTTCATACTGGAGTATCCGCTGCTGCTACCGCTTTAAATACGTCAACAACGCCTGTATCTAAGACTACTACAACAGTTTAAAAATTCGGGGGTCTTGCTGATTCGCCTGTACTCTCTCCCAGGCAGCAAGACCCCCGATGCTCCCTCTACTTACGAGGAAGAATTAAATGGCTGATAAATGTTTTATGGTAGATAAAGTTATGGATGCCTTTGAAGAAGGTGGTGAAGAACGCGTTGGCGCTATGATGTGGAGAACTCATGATCTAAAAGAATATGATAAAAATCCTAGACCATTCCCACACTTAGGAGTAATGACAAAAGCAGGTTTAATTTGTCTTGATTGTCCTGAGACTGATTCTCCACACAATTATTGGACTAGAACTGGTGAACCACCAAATATAACTGTTACTCCTAGTCTAAATGTAAATAAAGAACAATGGCACGGTTTCCTTACGAATGGAGTTCTGAATCCTTAAATGGATCTTTTTCTAGAAGCATAGCAAAATCTTTTACACCTTCCACTAGCTCGTAACCAGCTCCGAACGTGAGCCATTGTAGTAAATGTCTGCTGGCATCCATGCCATGCGGTACGCCACGTTTGTAGAGCCCTTGTTTCTTTAGTATATCATCAGTATAGT